TTAGGATATGGTGTATTAGTCCATATATTTGGTATAGGAACGATAGGATAAGTATCAGTGTCCAATATAGTTTCATATAGAAGGACTTGCCCTAATGATGCTGTAACTTTAATTCTTGTTTGTGGTATCTCAACAAAAGCAAATGTATTGTTGTTGAACTGAGCTTCATTCTCAGCCATAAATATTTGAAATGCCTCTGCACTCATTATTGTTTCAGTGTTGTTTTGTTGGTCGGCTACTCTGTAGTAAGGCACTCTAACTTTACTAAAACGTTCTATGATACGATAACGTTGTGCTATTGTGCTTTCATAATCTTTGTCTTCTACTTCAGCAGGTGTAAATACATTTTGTGAGTTTTTCTGCTGTGAATCAGGGTAATCATCATAATAGTCAGACATATTGTGTGTTTCAATGTTTGGTAAAAACTCTTCCACATCTGGGTATAAATCTAATAATTGCTCTTTTGTTAAGATGGTAGACATCAAAATGTTTGCAGCATCTTTAAAATACCTGTCTCTAGAAGCAGGGTCTACGTACACTCTAAATGGATTTACGTGTGTAAACATAACTTCTCCTCTACCATAATCTGCTTCTGGCTCTGTGTATGCATAAAAATAACCAATACCAGCAGTAGCATAATCGTGTACAGCTTGTTTGAAGTGATGCTGCCCATCTGATATATCATAGATATATTCTAATAATGTTCTCCAAACATTAGCTAACTTAGTATCTGAATCTTCTCTAGCAGTAACACCAAACTTTACAGGTCTTGATGTCATCAAAGATTTCAGTTTATCTATAGCAGCATATATTCTATCTATTGTAAAGTCTGCTTGACCTACAGACTGTAACACTTCTGACTCTTCTGCTGTATAATGATTCCCTAGTGTAAAATCTATTGCGTCTCTAGCTTCTGCATCCCAGTCTCTTCTAGCTTCTGCATAACGTTGAAAAATTTCTCTATTTTCTCTTGCTTTATCGTCTTCTTGTATTCTTGACATTATTTTACCTTCATTTGTTGTCTTCTTTTTCTATCTTCTCTAATATTTTTTTCTATTTTCATTAGAGCTCTAGTTGGTAAATAATCTACTCTGCTTGCATCTGTTTGAGCATTATATTCTGCTCTTCTTTGATTCTCTGCATCAACAGTGAATCTATTCATAATTTTTTTTGTTTTATCTTTAGTTTTTTTACCAAAGTTAAATAATCTTCTTTGTAAGCCTGCTGTGTCTATTTTCATGATTGCTCCGTATACGGTTGTAAAAATTCTTTGTAAAACTCTTTGTTTCTACCCAATCTTCTTCTTTTTCCTTCTGGGTCTTTAAATACTCTTTCATACTGCTTAAACCCAGGTCTTCCTGGGTCATCTTCTAGTGCACCATCTACATTGTTGTGCATTAAGAATTTTGCAGTAGTTGGGAACTTTCTTAAACTCCCTAAGTTAAAACAGTAATCAGCTAAGGCATATTTCATCCTATCATCTACATCAGACCATTTTCTATTTCTGCTTACACAGAAGTTTTTAGCTTTCACTACAGATAGGTGTGCTTCGTGCAATAAGAGGTCTTCTACCTCTCTCTCGCTCAAACCTGTTTTCTCATAAGTATTTTGTTCTTCAAGCGTTTTTAGCTTGTAACCGTAACCAATAGTTTTAAGCCCACCTTCTGGTGAGTCATACGGATAAAACTTTTCCCCTACTTTATTTGCGTACCCTTCTACCCTTTTTAAGTAGTCAATGTATTTTTCTAATGTATAATCAGATACCATAACCCTGTTTAATTTAAAACAGCCTTTTAGGCGATTTCTCATATTTTTAATCCTGTCATCCAATTTATTTTTGTACGTGCTTGTGTTGGAAAATCATCTGGTCTTTCATACTCATCATTCTGCATAACTCTACTTCTAGGTGCTTTGGCAAAAAAGTCTGCATAATATAAACCATCTAACAAGTCATCATGCTTTCCTTTAGGAAACTCAAAGATTTCATCTATTAGCTCTGAGTGTTCTTTTTTAATATATAACTTCTTACTATTAATGATACTACCTAAAGACATCTCTAGCCTGTCTTCTTTTTTAATACCATGTGGTGGTCTTACTCCCTTATTAATACCAGGTAATAATCTTTTTTCTTTACGTGCCATACGTTCTACCATATCACGCACCATTTCTTGTGCACCTACTGTTTCTACAGCACATCTACGTATTGGAGAGTATTTCTTAGCCATCTTTAATATTTCATCTGGCATATCAAATGCTGGTATCTTATCGTGATAATAATCTATTACATATCTGTTTTTGTCTGCATCCATACCCATAACTACAATAACTTGATAGTCTGAAGTACTAGATGCTGTATGTGCTAAGTCAACTCCCATATAAGTATAAATAGGTATCATTTCCTTGTCATCTCTTAAATAAGTAAACTGTCCATCTGTGTGAAACTCATAGTTGTGATAATTTATATTATCCATCTTGAAAGAGGCTGAAGCAGCATCTCTAGCGTCGTTTAGATACTCTTGAGCAAACTTATCTACTTTACCTGCTTCTATGTATTCTTTTCTTTTTTGATTTAACTTAGATAATGGAAACTGTTCTTCCCATGCTGGCTTACCATCTTCTATAGCACGAATAAAGGTTACATCCCATGGATATTTCTTTTTATGTTTTACAGATTCTTGCCAACCGTCTACAATGTTTTGTAAGAACGCATCATAGTGTACAATAGTACCAGACAACCATATCCACCCTTCTTTACCAGGGCTTTCCTCAAGAGATGGATATACCGTAGATACAATCCATTGTTTAATCTCATCTCTACGTATAGCAGTCTTTGTGTTTAGCTCTGACTCAAAGTCATCAAGTATAATACCTGTATAACGTGTATCTACCTCAGCACGACCTCTAAGACGCTGTGATGTACCTTTTGCTATGATACGATGACCTTTTGTTGTAATTAAGTCTTTTTCTGTCCATCTCTTACCAACGTCACCTCCACATAGATTACCAAAGTAGTATCTAATAGCTTGGTTTGTTTCTAAGTGTGAACGTATATACTTGACGTGGTCAATAGACTGACCTTGCTCTTCAGCTACCCAAGCCATAAACATAGATTGGTCTTCTGGTGTAAAGCAAAGCTTATGCATGATTGCTGCTTTCATTAATACTGATTTTCCAAAACCTCTTGGAAGCACATTACAAATACGTGCTCCAGGTTTTGTACTAATTAATTTTTTACCAAGGTCGTAGTGAAAAGGAGGTGATGCTGATTTATGTAAAAAATCATTTGGTAAAAATAACTTACCAAACAGTATTAAATCTTTAGAAGCTTTATGTAACAGCTTCTCCTTATCAGATACACTAAGCTTTTCCATTATTCTCTATAAATTCCTTACTAAATCCTATTAAGTCCATATCTTCATCATACATACAAAGACAAGCACAATCAACAGTGATGTATTTATCCATAGGTATATCCATAATAGTGTTTAACAAAAAGTCACTATACGTTATTGGCGACTTCTTTATCTTCACTTTCCTCTCGCACATCTGGCAGTTGAGGAATTTCTCGTTCTTGGCTTGCGATTTTTTTGACATCTTTACCTTCCAATGCTGCTAGCTGCTCAGGGCTAAAACCCTTAAACAATGCGATAGATTCTGTTTTTTGTTCTTTTTTACCTAGTAAACCAGATATTTCCATTAGCATCTTTAGCGACGAAATCTTATCGCTATCTCTTGCTTCCATATTATCTACAATCTCTTTTGTCTTTAATAGTAGATATTCTGGTGTTATCTCTGTTTTTTCTAATATTTTTTGTATTTCTTTGTCAATCAAGGTTTTTATCCTTTCTGTTTTTAATAACATACTACTTTGTTCTTTAATATATTGCTCTGACTTAGATTGAGGATAAGCTCGTTTAAACGACTCTATTATCCCATCTCCCTTCGCAACATACTTTGCAAACAAAAATTCTTTCTTTGTAGGCTTCTCACGTTCTTTAAATACAGTATTAGAGTTTTTACCACTAAACTTATATATACTTTGTCGTAGTTCGCCTTCCATTTTTATGGTAGGAGCACAGTTAAACATCCCAATCGCTGTGCGTACATATCGTTGATTGTTGATAACCCCACGTTCTAACACCTCACAAACCTGCCCATCATCTGTTAAGGTCCATGAACTAACTGGAGCGTTTCGCCAATCTTCTAGTACGTCTTGTAATGGCATAGCCTGCCTGAGCTCGTTGATATTGTCATATACAATGTGCTCCTGACCTTTTATAGTTCTTTTCTTCATTTACGATGTACGATGTATTCTGGGTCTTTATCACTTAAACGCACTTCTACCCATCCTTTTGTTTGTGGTTCAAACATAGCATAGCGTGCATATTCAGCATATCCTATAAAAGAACCCCCACGCACAAACCATTGTCTTCTTACTTCTTCACTATCTTGCATTATTTCGAAAGAATCTACTGGTTTTGCGTATAATTGGTGGTTATGCCCCAAATAATACATATCAGCGTCTGGAAATATGTTTCTAAGCCTAGTTAGCTCCATATCTCCGTTCTTAGCACCACTTTTTCCATGTCCACTTGCAAAACAGAAGCGATTATGCTTATAATTAATCACTGCATATCCTGGAAATGGGTAATATGGTACTTCAAGGTCGTCACATAGCACACGAATTATATCAATTCCTGCTAATCTAACAGAACGTAACGTATCATGATTACCTCCACGTAAAAATACACACTTATTCATAATAGGTCTTATCATTTTTACAAATTGAGCGTACTGTTCGTTGTTATCAAACAACTGGTCACCCTCTGGTATGTGATAATTAGGTGGTATGAACTCTAGCATATCACCATTTCCGAACCAAAGTGCATTTGGGTCTTCATCTATCATCTGTACTGCTTTTAAAAACAGACTTCTATCAAAAACTTTACTACCTACGTGTATGTCAGTAAGACAATGTAGGTTTACTTTAGCTTTCTTTGTATTGTGTTCTAATATTTTACCTGGATTAATCATTCTGTTCTCCGTTTTCTGAGTCATATTGTTTACTGTACATAGTGTAACTCAGCAATATTACACTATAATTTATTAAATCAAGCATTGTGTCTTCTACCTTTTCTTCATTCACAGCTCTTTCACCATTTCTCTTCAAGAGATTAGAGATTCTAGCTATTTTATCAGAGATACGAACAAGAATGCCAGTTTGTGCATCACATATTTTTAATGCTTCAACCATTTCAAAGTTAGAAAACGGTTCTTTTACTTGTGCATAGTCTATATTCTTGTCATCACATAGTGCTTTTGCTTTTTTTATTATTGCGTCATAATTAGGAATCATATTTTCCTCCTGCTTTTTTCCATAAATATTCACCAAAACCTAATTGATACAAACTATTTGCTAATACTTGTACTTGAGTTTCGGTCATGTCTAAACTAGTTCCGTGTGTTATACCATGTAATACTTCATGTACTAACACTTCTAGTAGTTTACTATCTTTCATTTCGTGTTCTAGTACTATTTCACAGTTACGCATAGAAATAGCACCTAGTATTTCTGATTTATCTGAACCTAGGTCTACTTTAGCACCAGATATAAAACGAATACTATAATCGTGACCATTAATAGAAAGCTTCATTGTTTTATTTTTTATCTTTTTCAGTTTTTTCAACTTTAGCTCCCTTTATTTCATTTTGTAAATATTTATTAAATTTATCTGTATCTTTATTCATTTTTATATATTTATTAATAACTGATTCTATTAACATAGTTTTTTCATGTAGTCTAAAAATATCCTGTCTAATGAGAGCTATATGATATAATATATCTTTCTTAGTTGGTTTTTTTGGTTTTTTTATTGGCATCCTTCTTATCCTTTCTAAAGATTTTATCCCATCGTTTTTCGTATTGTTTTCTAGATATAGATGTAGGTCTTGGTTTATCACCCTTACCTGCTCCATTTGGTCCTTTGAACATATTAGAGCTTAAACCTATAGATTGGAAAAAGTCAAGAAAAATTTTATAATATTTTTTACATCTTTAGTTACTTTATACTTGACATCTGACGTTTTTTTTATTAACTTTAGTTAGGATAACTCTACTAAACTACTAGCTAGTATAGTTATATAGTTAGCCGTTTCCGTAAGTCAAGCAATATCAACACTTCCAGACACAATACAAACTAAAAAAATAGCCCAAGTTTGTGTGAAGTTCTTTTTTTTACATAGCCCCCCTGGTCTTTTTCTAGTTAGGATTTGTAGAAGTTAGTTGAGATTCGGTTGCTATCTCTACTTATTGCTAGACTTACAACTATATGACAAAGTCAAGCTTTATTTTTTTTTCTTATGCTTTTACAATTATTTATGACCATCGCCAAACCACCCTTCCCCGTCTATAACTTGACAACAGCTAGATTATTATTATATTACAGCCCAAATATAAGAGCGTTTAATTATATAAAGCTATTATTTCTAGACCCAAACCAGACCCAACTCTATATATATATGACGGCGTTTAAACAGCCCCAGAGATACATTTTACCAGAGACCAACTAGAAAAAGCTTGATGTTCGTCATAGGAATTAATAACTTGTTTTATGTTATTAAAATCACACAAATAAAAGGAGAAATTACAATGGATAACATACAAAAAAGAAGATACGAAAAAGCAGTTCAAATAGTAGAGAATAGAACAGATTTAAACCCAGAGCAAAAGGAGTTTTATCTGGACTATTTAGAAAACACAAAAGAAAGTGTTTTGAACTTTGACAAAAAGCCAGATGGATGGGGTACTTTAATCACCTATAAATTAGCTGATGGTACGACGAGAAAAGGGTTCTTTTCAACTCATCACCACGACGATGTGGAGAACTGGTTTTATGCCTGTGCTATTGACCACGGAATAGCTACGCCAACTAAAGCCTGGGGCGAAGAAAATTTCGTCTGGCATCTTAGTCAGGATGTAGTAGAATATAAGGTCAAGAAATACAGAGACTAAAACAGGAAATGTTGAGGGGGTTTAAACACCCCCTTGACAGATTCAAAATTAATGATTATATTACATAGTTTTACACACAAAACAAGGAGAAAACAAAATGAAAAATACAGAAGTAAAAGTAAGCAAATGGCTACAAGACGCTCTTCCAGAGCTACAAAAAAGTGTCTTTGGACCAGCCAAATTAGAGATACCAAAAAGACTGCGTTTAAACGTGGGGATGATGCCAGGTAAAGCTGGAGCAAAAAACAGAACGCTGGGCGTCTGTTATAAAGCCAGAGTTAATAACGGCGTAAACTTAATCACGCTAAACATTGCGTCACCAGATGCGATGGAGACAAGCGAGAGAATTTTAGACATTCTCTGCCACGAGATTATACACGCTATTGACGACTGCGAAAATGGACACGGACCAGTGTTTAAGAAGATGGCTGAGGCTATCGGCTTAAAAGGTCCTATGAGGTCTACAACAGCAACGCCAGAGCTTACAAAGACTTTAGCAAAAGTTGTTAAATCTATCGGAGCTTTCCCAGAGAAACCGATTAAATTTGCTGGGCTTAAGAGAGACAAAAACAGAATGCTCAAGCTAATCTGTGAGGGTACAGAAGATGTTGCTTGTTCTCACATTATTAGGGCATCAGCTCAACAGATTGAGAACATAGAGCTTAACAGCTGTCTATGTTGTGGTGAGGGCGAGTACGAGGTAGAGCTAAGCAAGGCTGAGGGAAGTCGTAGAATGTCTGTTGAACGCTTTAAATATCAGCAAAATATGATGATAATTGAGCAAGGGGGTAATGCCTAACTGATGAGCCCAAAAGGGCGAAACTGGGGGCGTCGTTTAAACGGCGTCTCTAGTCTTAGGCTTTATATTAACACAAAACACGAGGAGAATATTATGAAATATACAGGCTTAAATTTGAGAGAAATCAAGGGCTTAGAGGCTAAAGCAGAGCAAGGCAGACAAGCCAGAGAAAACAGAGACGCTAAGAAGATTAGACAGCGTTTAAACAGAGCGAAAGCTAGAAGACAGGAGGTGAAATAATGAACTATTCAGAAGAAGTAAGACTAGCAAATATGACTCAGATGGAAAACATCATTGAATTTTTAGAGGATAAAAATATCAATTTTTTCTATGATGAAGTTTCTCTGGAGGTACACGGAATAGAGATGGCAGAAGTCAGCATTGCAGATACAGAAAAGATGTTAAATTTTATGACTGAAGAATTAAATCTTAGTCTAGATTTTGACAGAAAAAATGTTCAAACAATATTTCTTTACGAGGATGAAATTCAAGTAGCCGTAGAGAAGAAAATTAATAAATTTGACAGGTCATACGGTAGGGTTTATTTACCTATTAAATCTCTTGTCAAATTAGCAAACAACAGGGAGGCGTAATTATGAGACAAATAACACTAAAAACAGCAGATGCTTTTTATAACAGAAAAGCAATGAAAATGAATAACACAGAAGTTAAAGGCAGATATATTAGCACAAATGGTAAAGGCGAAGAGATAAAAGACCCTAACGGATTTGTTGAGATGTACCTATATTTGCACGGCAATTTGATAGCAAATTTCAACCAAATTCAGAAGGGGCTATACTTTACCTTGGCTGGCTGGAACACACCGACAACAAGAGAGCGTTTAAACGGCTTGTTTGAAACTTACGGCTTGACTTGCAGAGTAAGACAGATTAAAGGTAAAGCATATATTTCTACACCAACAGAGCTTGTAGAAATTGACCCATCAAAAACTTATGTAATTGGTGGAGGCAAAAACACCAGCCAGAGCATCGTAAAAGATTTTCAGAATATGAAATCTGTTTACACAGCTTGTGGCTGGGTAATGCCAGAAGATGTTGCTGGTTTTACATTTTAAAACAAAACCAACTAAAAAAAGAGGGCTAGAAATAGCCCTTTTTTTTTGTCTAAATTTTCTTAACAGCGTTTAAACGACCTTAAATAGTTTTCCACAAATTGTTAACAAAATGTGGATAACTTAACAGCGTTTAAACAGCGTCTTTTTTATAGCTCTAAATTCTGGAATATTTAAACTAGGTTTCCGAGGACAGATAAAAACTAGCATACCATAAGACCTTTTTTTTATTTTATTGCCTTCTAGGGCTATTCTCTGGCGTTTATAGAGGAGCAAAATCAACCAGAAAAAAAAAGTTCTTGACATCTGGGCTTTTTTATACTATGAAAACTTTTTTAAAATATTTTAATTTTTTTGCTTGACATTGGTTTTAGGATTTGCAAATTTTCTACATATTGCGAAATACACAAAGGAGGACAATATGAAAGAAAGATGGATAAAAGAAACACAGGCAGATGGTACAACTTACTATTGGACTATTAGAAAACAAGAAACAAATAAAAATGGATGGGGCTGTGGCTATGTAGCTTTACCTTCAGGACACCCTTGGGCTAATCAACATTTATTTGCTTATAGCCCAGACTTAGCAAACTATGATGCTATCACTGGTGAAGAGAACAAAGTAAAACCTATACCTTTTTATGACAGAGAGCTAACAGCTGGATTTCACTTGGTAAAAGAGCCAGACAGCTGGCAATGGGCTCACGACAAAAAGCGAGGATTTAATAAGGATATGGAAGGATATTATGTTATTGGATTTTACGCTAATAATGGAGAGTTTGATAGTATGAGTGATGTTATAGGTAGCACAATAAAACTAATGGATGAGGCTGACCTATTTTTTAGAGACTACAATACTATTAAAAAAATAAGAAATAGAGCTAAAAAATCGATAGATGGTTATGACAGCTATCTGTTTGACAGAGATTTAGTCAAAAAAATCAATGAGTTAGTAGAAGATAAATTTGGTGTAGGCACTAAGCTGTTGTAGACAGCGTTTAAACGAGAGGAGGACAATATGGAAAGACCAGATTATAAAACAATAGTAATGGGTATTAAATCAAGTTGCGAGACTACGCTAAGATGCAACAAAAGAATAATGGAAAGAGAGTTTAAAGGTTTTGATGGTAGATATTATGATGAAGAGAGAGAAGAGCACACTACATTAGAAACTGAAAACACACAAGCAGAGATAATGCTAGACTATATAAATAAAGAGCTGAAGAAAATGGGAGAGAGCGTTTAAACGAGGTCAAAGAAAAGTCTTGACACTTGTTTTAGAATTTAATAGTATTAGCTAACACACAAACTAGGAGGTATTATGAATAAAACAATTAACAACTTAAAACTGAGCCACTGGAACACTAGACACCAGTTAAAAAGGTTCAAAAATCTTGGAGCAAAACTAGGAATAGATTGGAACAAATTGCAAGACGATGAGCTCCGTTTAAACGACACCATAGTAAAAGAGGGTATCGTATTTATCATTGCTCAAGAGGATGTAGAATGGAGACAGCTACGAGGTCGTAGTCATAGTTGGTATGAAACTATTCACATTAAAAAAGATGAAGTGGTATTGGTCCTGAAAGATGGAAAGCCAATGTGGTACAGAGAAGACTGGCTTAGACACAGAGGAGCACACGGAGGAAGAGACTACACAGCTACTATATGTGGAAGAAGTTCTTACTCTTACGGCACATATACTTTTGGAAGTAATATCAAAGGATTGCAGAGTATTTCTGGTATTAGAAGAGCAGTCAATGAAGACGGATTAGTAGTTAAGTACTTACATCTATCTTTGAAAGAAGATATGCCATATATGACAGCTCAAGACAAAGCAAGCGAGAGAAGACAACACCAAGAAAATAATCTGAAGTGGAAAGACGATAAACAAGTCAAAGAAGAGTTCTGGGCAAAATTATCAGCAATGTACAAGAGCCGTTTAAACGACCCAGTGTCTATTAAGAATAAATTTAGAAAAGCTAGAAAGACTTGTATCTTTGTAATTAACAATGGTCCTTATGATGAGCAGTCAAGGTTTGCTGGTATGCTAAGAAACTTAATCAAAAGCTATCAAGCTTATGAGAAAGAGCGTAAAGACGGCAGAGGTCATAGATACGATGCATCTTACTATATTAATCAAAGAGCAAAAGAGTTTCAAACATCTTACTTAGACATTGTTCAAGATAGAGAACATTGGAATTGGTCAAGAAGTGGATATATTAGTGCTTAACAAAGGAGGCAATATGAATAAAATACAAAACGAAAAAAAAACAAATGCATTGCTTGTAGCAGTAAAAGAGTTTGGTGATGACATAGGATATGACCTATCAACAGCAAATTTGATTTTATTAAAGGTATTTGTTTACACGCAAATAGTATCAGTGATTTTGGTTTTAATCTTAAGTAATAACGATTATACTTATTTAACAACTGAGGGTCATCAATTACTAGAGACCATTCTTGTTTGGTTTACGCATCTTGGTCTTGCTTTATTAGTCTGGTCATTCTGTATTAAGGTAATCAGAAAATTGACTGGTACAAAGCCTTGTGATAAAGTCATAAAGATATAAGAACGTTTAAACGAGGTCTATTAAATAGCTTGACATTGGTTGTAGGATTAGCTAATGTCAAGCAACTCACTAACACACACGGAGGGTATATGGAAGACATAATAAATAACTACTACCAACAGGGTGGCATAGCTATGATGGTTAAAGACCTAGCTGAGAACAAGATAGAACCATCAAAGTTTTGGCAGTATTTCAGACAAGACTACACAGCTATTGACAATGTTCACACGATGATGACGAACAAAGATTTACAGGACATACTGACTTACCACTACGATGATATAGGATATACAATGAACGATGTAGAGTATCGTATGTACGAAGAGCTACTAGAAGATAACGATGAGATAATTTTATACAGAGGTACTCTTGGAGAGTATGAACAAGGCTTTAGCTGGACACTGGATAAGAACAGAGCCTATTGGTTTGCAACTAGGTTTGCTAGGGTCAAGAAAGACAAACAGCCAGTAGTTTACACAGGTCGTTTAAACGCTCTTGACTTTTTAGTTTATTGGGAACAGGAACAAGAAGTATTTGTACCACCAACATTTTTACACAACATAACAAAGGAGGAAGTATGAAATTTAAATTTATTACTGATTATATTGATGAGATGTGCAGAGATAAGTATGGACACACTAACTGGGCATTTGAACACACTATGAGTGCTGGTGATTTATTGCTGAAGAAAGCAAAAAAACAAGTACTGAATGTAATACCAACCATTGTAATATTTAAAGATGAAGGAGGAGATGATGAGTAAAACACATAAAATAAAAGAAACTAGATTATGGACTTGTGAATATGAGATTGAGATAAGGGGATTTTTATCTGATGAAGATATAAATGAGGCTATAATGATGGCTTGGCAGACCACTGAAGTTAAACGCTGGTATGTTTTCAGAACTGAAGATAACAGAGAAGGTAGAGTTAGAAAACTATCTAGAGAAATCTATGATGACCATACACACATAGAGCGTTTAAACGAGACAGAAAAAGAGTTTGATATAAGAATGAACAAATTAAGAGAAAATGCTTGACAAGTTGCTAACATACTAGCTAAACTAACAAAGAGCTAGCAAGCTAGCAGAGCACTAAAACTAACAAAGGAGTTCGATATGAGTGATAAAATAAAATTTTATAACCGTACTGGATACGGAGAGTGGAACGAAGAAGTTGTAGGTAAGCCAAAAAAATTCTGTGTGCTTTGTGGAGATGCTCTTGATGTGCTGTATAGAAACTCAGTAGCAGTTTGGACAGACGGACACAATGCAGAGCCAGTAGCAAAAGGAAGATGCTGTAATTTTTGTAATGATACCGAAGTTATTCCAGCAAGATTGCGTATGGTATTTCAATGTGTTGGAGGTTCATCTATTGATTTTAAAAACTCAGATAATCTCATCAATATGAAAAACAATTTAATAGATATACAGAGTGAACTTAACAAAATCAAAGAGGAGGAAGATGATGGATAAATATGTAGAGGCGTTAAACATAAGAGATGAAATACATAAGTTAATTGATAAATTATCAGAACTTGGATTTGAATTTACTTATTACAATATGATTTCATCAATAAGGAGAAAAAGAAAATGAAAAAAATACAAGACCATCTAGACAGCAATGCAATACCTATTGTAAAGCAAGAGCTGTTTTATGTTATTGAAAAAAGTGATTCAGGAATGAAAAAAGTATTTATTGATATACCATTTACCATAAAAGAATTTACCAAACAGCTGTTAGAAATTCAAAAAATCTATAACGCTAATGACGTTTAAACGCAGTCAAAATAATAGTAGACTTTGACCATAAAACTAATGTATATTATTAACGAGAGACTATAACTATAACAATATGAGGATATAACGATGCTAGATATTGAGACATATAAAAAGATTGATGAAGGTGTACTTGCAAGTTTTGTATTTTTTATACCAAAAAATAAAACTTCATTTACTTATCACTATGTGGCTAAGAACGAAAAAGATGCGATAGTGAGACTAATGCAAGACTATGACATAGATTTTGATATGAGTAAGGGTCATAGGTTAATCAATTTAAATAATAATTTATAATTTTATTGACACCTATTACGGATGGTGTTAATATAAAGCGTTGTCAATCTGACAACTTCAATGACGTTATTATCATTGAACTCCTTAGTGTGTGTGGAAAGAGGCGAGATTTATTTCTTGCCTCTTTTATTTTAAATTATTATATTTTTTGTCTGGAGTAGATTTGTAAATTAAAATTTAATAGCACTTAAAAGGAGTGTTGCAGGTTTAAGTCCTGTTTACCTTTGTTAATTAAATTTTGCAGATACATTGGTTTGGCGACCTGCTCCAGAAAATTTTAAAGAGGAGTTTTATGGGAGCAGTAGGATTTATTTGTCCAGATGGAGAACAGATAACGTTTAAACGATGTCTAAAAAAATGTCGTATGTCAGAGCGTTGTATGAGTGTAGCTACATTAAAGATGATGTCAGACCAGAGACCAGACGACAGACCCCCAAGTACAACAGAATTATTATCTGGAACGTGTGAGGCTTACCTTAAAAGAACTAAAGAATATTATGTAGACCCACAAGATATGGCATTTGCTGTTATGGGAACTATTCATCACTTACATTTAGAAAGCCAAGAGCTTGATGACAATGCAATACAAGAAGAAAAATTAGAAGGATTAGATATTACGGGTATCTTAGACTTTTATGATAAAGATACGGAAACACTTATTGATTATAAAAACACAGGTAGTTTCAAAGCATCTAAAGTATTAGGAATGACACACGTTATGATGCCAGACCCATCAGGAGCAAGATACAAAAAGTCAGGGGCTTGGGGTAGGAAGGGAGCGTTTAAACAGGTTAAAGTATTTCATAGAGATAAAAACAAAGCAGACTTTGGAGACTGGTTATATCAAGTAAATATGTATAGATATTTATTAGAAAAGAAAGGATACAAAGTTAAAGCAATGAAACTACAAATGAACGTCAGAGATGCTGGTACACACTCAGCTATCGCCAGAGGAGTAGATAAAAATATTTATTTTGTTAATATACCAATGGTTGACAATAAAGAAATTGTTTCGTATTTTACAAACAAGAGAGATGTACTTTTAGAGCATCTAAATACAAACACAATACCAGGGAGGTGTAATGATGAAGAAACTTGGAACGGAAAAAAATGTGAAAAATATTGTGAGGTCAGAGGACTTTGCCCTTATGTTAATGGATTGGGCGAATAGTAATAATTATGGAGACTTTACGATGAGACCAGATATAGCTGGAATACCAATGGTGCACGAAGGTAATTCAGATAGCTGGGTGAGTGTAGATAAATTTATAGAACTATATGAGGAGGACTACGATGGCAACGAAAAAACTATCAGTGTTTGAAACACTTAATAAAATAAATGTAAATGAGTTTAAAGAAAAGAAAGGTAGTTATGATTATCTATCTTGGAGTGATGCAGTTCAATATGTTCTATCTGTATACCCAGATGCTACTTGGGAAACTCACGAATTTGATATACCTGTAAGCAAAAACGATTGGGATGGATGGCATAAAGCTCCATATATGATAACAGATAGTGGATGTTTTGTTAAAGTATCTGTAACTATTGAAGGTGTTACAAGAACAGAAGTTCACGCTGTTATGGATAACTATAATAAAGCTATTAAAGAACCAACAGCAACACAGATTAACAACTCTATTAAAAGATGTTTGGTAAAATGTTTTGCTTTATTTGGTCTTGGTCTTTATATTTATAGGGGCGAAGATTTACCAGAAGATGATAAACCTCAAGAAATATCAAAAGAGCAATATGATTACTTAATGACATTGTTAGAAGGTAGAGACAAAGCTTTCGTTGAAAGCATAGAAGTAGCAATAAGAAGTAAAAAACTAAACACAAATAATTTTGATGGATATGTAGAACAGCTACAAAAGAAGAAACCTAAGAAGGAGGTAAAGAATGGATAATACTGATTTAGATAATATACTTGGAGAAGATGCTTGGTACGAACCAAAATCACAGGGTGGTGGTAGTTCTGTTAAGCCAGGTAAATATGAAAATGTTTTGGTCAAAGACCTAAATGTTAAGAAAGACATAGTAGTTAGTGGTAAGTTTTTAGCTGACATCTATGAACCAGTGTTTGATATTGAAGGTAAAGATGTTAAACACAAAGGTTTTTTTAGATTTAAGAAACCTGACCCAGCAAAATACCCACAACTACAAAGCGATATGGGAAGTAATGCTGGTTATCATGCTCTTTGTGATATGATGGATATGGTTCAAAAAAAGGATGATAAACTAATATTACCAGAGCTTGACTTGGAGTCGTTTAAACGCTTTCTATTTAATGTTGAAGTAGTAATAGAAGAGTGGGTAGGGAGAGAAGGAAACGATATGAAAACACCTAGAGTTAAGATGGTGTTAAAAGCAGTGACGAGGGGCAGAGAAGCAGTTATGGAGGATGATGATTTGCCATTTTAATTAAAACTTAGCGTGGGGGTCTTATACCTCATTATTCAGCTCAGTCTACTACATCTCATACTAGGCTTCCACGCTTCACTTTAAGGAGTAAACATGATTGATTTTATAGTAGTATCTACAACATTATATTTTTTTTATAAAGGCTATTTATGGCTACGTAAAAAGGTTGATGACGAAGAAAGAAGAAATAGTGAGATAATTAGATTATCTGAAGATGAACACGACGGAAGCGATTGGGGGGTTTGATGGATTTAAATAAAAGAGAGTTAGCTTGGCAAAAACAAAAAGAAAAAAAAGTGCCAAAATATTTACAAAAGAGAAAAAGTATTGTTATCCAAAACAAAAAATGGAGAAAAGAAACAGCAGAAGAGTTTAGAGAAAAGTATGGAGCTTGGTGGATTTTTGCTGGTTTAGATATAAGACATCAAAAGAAAAATAAAAACTGGGTAATGCAATATTGGAAGGGGAGGTCACTCAATGCCAGCGAAGAATAAATTAAGAGGAACATATTACGAAAGAAGATGTGTTGAAAAAGCAAAAGGATTTGATTTAAAAGCAGAAAGAACTTGGGGAAGTGATGGTAGGTCAAGAGGTCTAGCTCAAGAAGTAGATATGGTTATTGAAGATAGTATCTATGTTCAATGTAAGAAAAGAAAAGTATTAGCTAAACACTTAAAGCCAACAAAAGAAATACACGTACAATTCGTAGGTGAAGACAGAGGTGAAGATTTAGCTATCATGTCTCAAGATTACTATTTAAGTTTGATTGCTATGATTAAACAATTTGAACAAAAAGAAGAAGAAGCTATAACTTTTTAAAAATGAATTATTTACAGTATATACAAAAAGAGAATAGTGATATTTATGAGATTTATGTGCCAAAAATACATTGTAGCTATTGTGATAATAATATTGACGGAGATAGTCCAACTATCTTTATAAAAGAATGTAATGAGTGCGAAGAAAGAGACTGGCAAAGTGATTGTTGTACAGCTAAGCCTTTCGGAAATCAATTTATAGAAGAAGAAAAAACAGGTATATGCTCTGAGTGTTATAAAGGAGCAAATTTTACCGACTTAAACATGGAGGAATAACATGGGAAAAATGAAAGAGCTTGATATGGCAAAACAAGAAATGGAAGCTATACAAGAACCACAAGAACGTGAGCAAGTCATTAATCGTGATGGAGAAGAAATTAAGTTCTACTTAAGCGATTTAAGTGATGAAGGACAAATGGCTTACGTTAGAGCTAATCAAATAGCTCAAGAAACACAGATGTTAGAACAACAACTTAATGAAAAAAAGTTTTTGGCTAACAACTACATCAATAATGTTCTTAAAGAGTTAGATGGAGATAAGGAGAAAACAGAAGATGAACAGAACACAGAATGATATGATTTTAGTGGCTCTAAAAAATGGTGAACGTATAACGCCACTATCAGCTTTAGAACAGTTCGGATGTTTTCGTTTAAGTGCTAGAATATGGGATTTACGTAATGATGGACACCCTATAAAAACTAGACACATATCAACACCTCAGGGTAAAGTAGTAGCAGAGTATAGCTATGAAAATTGAACTTAATAAGAACGATGTAACCACTCTTGTAAAGATTGCTCAAAAAATTATTGATGCAATAGATAAAGAGAAGAAACAAAAAGAAATGCAACTTTCACAAGTAAACCCTAATTGTGAAGTTTGCGATGATTAAAAAATTCGCAGAGAAGGTATGGTTATATCTCTATGAATCTTTATACTCTAAAGAAACTCTTAGAAATTACTTTGATGATGAGTGGTTTGATGATGAATACATCGAATCAGAGAAGCGTAAGAAGAATGAAGTATCTTACAGCAATAAGTCAAAGTTCCAGCCTTATCGTTGTCCACGATGCGAAAGACCTTGGAGGTATTATACATTGCCTAAAGGTAAAGTTCCTATGAGGGAGTTCTTAGGAAGGCGTGTTCCAATGAAAAAACGTAAGTGTCCAGAAGAACTTCCTTGTAAGGAGCATAAATGAGATGTCCAGCTTGTGGCTGGTCAAATGCCTTGAAAAACTATCCAAAGATGATAGAAAGGCTACAAAAGAATTTAGATGATAATGCATTAGAGCGTTTAAACGACCTCTTCATATCAGCGTTAGATGACCTGACAGCCTATACTTTACTCAAAGCTTGTCAAGACATTGACGACGAAGTAATCAAACATTGTATAACAATTTGGGAACGAAAAGACTTGGCTGAAAAAGGATATGATGTATATTATTTTATAGGTATATTAAGAAATGAGAATAAGAAGTATGAGAACAAATTAATTATAGAGCGTAAGAGATTAGATAACTTACCACCAGATTTAAAGGAGGATTAGATGGATGCTTTTGATAAAAATATAGATGTGTCAAAGATGTATAGTGGAGTATCTGAAAAACAAGTATTAGGATGTATACTTAAAAACCCAGAAAAAATGCAAGAAGCATTAAATTTTATTAGCACTAGTAAAGTATTTTATATGGATGACCACCAACACGTTTGGGGAGCTATGTATTATTTACATCAGTCTAACAAAGATATAGATGTAGCTACGGTTTCAAATTTTTTAGGTGAAAAAGGACATAAATTAACTTATTATGTTTCTGGTTTACAAAATGATATTATCACAGAGTCAACTTTTAAAACACACTGTAAAACAATTTATGATTTATTTGTAAGAAGACAACTATGGAAGCGTATCGTTGGATTTAAAGACAGAATAGAAAAAGATACATCATATAAAGATGTAGCATCTGATGTTGATTATCTAGGTAAAATATCAGAGAAATTTAGCGATATGATTAAAATGGAACACCAGTCTATGGAAGGTCTTGATGACGAGCTTATTGAAGCTATCTTCGCTAAAAAGAACCTTGTTCAGACTGGTATTTCATCAATTGATAAAGCTATTGTTGGTATGACTAAGGGTGAAATATCTATTATAGCTGGTAGACCTGGTAATGGTAAAAGTACTTTAGCTCTTAACATAACTAAAAATATGATACTTGATGGCAAGAAAGTAGTATTTATAAGTAGAGAAATGCCAAGAGTAGAGATTGTTAAAAAGTTTTTAGCAATGCATACTTCTGTACCAAATAAACAAATGCGTAACAATGCATCAGAACATAGAGAAGAAATAGAAAAAGGTTTAGATTTTATAAAAAAGTATTACAAATCGCTTCATTTATTTGATAATTTAAGAGGTCTAGATGAAGGCATTCAAGAAGCCAAAAAGATAAGACCTGATGTAATCATTGATGACCATATAGGTTTTATTGAGTTTGCACAACGTGATAATAGAGATGTTAGACATCGTATCGCAGAAGTGACAAGAAGATATAAATGGCTTGCAAAAGAACTTGATTGTTCTGTTATATTAGTCTCTCAACTAAATCGTAACATCGAGCATCGTGTAGATAAGATTCCAAGGCTCAGCGACCTTGCTGAGTCTGGTAATCTTGAGCAAGATGCAGAAATCGTAATCTTTAACTATTACCCATACGTATATGAATATGAGCAAGCTGAACATGGAGAGTTTGGGCAACAGATTATTATAGCCAAAAACAGATATGGAACAACTTGTAAGTTTGATGTGGGTTATCACGGTGATAGTGCATCAATACTAGACACACCTGAACAAGCCAAGCAAAAATTTAGAGACCGTTTAAACGAGCTCTACTCCGATTAAGTCTAACAATATCAGCACTTAAAGAAATTTCTTGACATTTGTTTTAGAGATTCATAACGTTGTATGTTATATTCACACTAAACAAGGAGTTATTTATGATTAAAACTGTAAAGATAAACTCACTACCTATCGGTTCTACCTTCAAACTATCAAGTGGTAAAACTGGTACTTTAATTAAATTAAGCAATATGGGTGCTATGGTTCAATATCCAGGAAAAAGAGCTACCTATGTATCAGGAAGTACTTCAGTCGTTCTTTCAGAATCAACAGAGCCATCATGGGTCTTTGATGATGGAGGAAGAGAAGAGGCTGGGTATAAAGGGTTTGCTGGTGATTGCGTATGTCGTTCTATTGCTATCGCTACACAAAAGCCTTATAAAGAGGTTTATGATAGATTAGCCGATGGTATGGCGAATCAAAGAAAAAGTAAACGTACATCTAAACAACCACGTTCAGCACGTAACGGTATATACGTAAAAAGAAAATGGTTTAAAGATTACATGGCAGAGCTCGGATTTGTATGGGTTTCTACATCTGGAATAGGTCAAGGGTTTAAAGCTCACTTAAATTCCGATGAATTACCTAATGGAAGATTGGTGGTATCTAAAAAAAGGCATTACACTGCTTTTATTGATGGTGTATTGCGTGATACCTATGATTGTTCATGGGATGGAAAGGTAGGAGTTTATGGTTATTGGTTATTAAAAAACTAAAAACACACTCAAATCAACGAAAAGCCCCTCTTTTTGAGGGGTTTTTTGTATAAAATCAGAATTAGGCATTTAATGATACCCTCACAAAACGTTCGTTATTTAGGCGATAGTTATATCAAAGAATTTATTTTACGAGCTTCTAGGGGCATTCTCGTAAGCCGTTTTTAAGGGCGATACTTATTTTTTTGACTTTTGACGTATTGTCTGTACTCTCTTAGCTTATTCTTATATGTTTGCTCTAATTCTTTTAATTCTTGTAATTCATCATTATCTAATCTTGAAACAAAGTCATCATAATCAGATGTTTTTCTACCTTGTGTTCTTCTTTTTGATAAACTAATAGGTTCTGAATCTTCTAAGTAATTCAAAGCTCTATCGTATGCGTAGTTAAAAGCTTTTCTTTTGTTAGTTCTTGTGGTGTTTGCCATTTCATACTGATGTTGTATATAAGTAACTGCAGCCCAGAAGTCTTTGTTCTTTTGTTCCATAGTTCTATCGCTATAAAGATTTGCTTGTAGCTGTCTATACATAAGACTTTTTGTAGTAGCATTATTAAAATTAAATTTACCACTATATTCTGTATTTAAAATATCGCTTTTATATGCACCTTGTTTTTGTCTGAATGTTCTAAATCTTGTTTCTGTTTCTTTATCAGTTCTTTTTCTAATACCATTAACAATATCATTTGCTATTGGTACTGCTTTAGTAAGCTGATTTAATGATTCTTTTAACAGCACTTGTCTTTGTCCTGGTGTTTCTGATGCAAATGTTCCTTGTGCTACTAGTGATGCTGCACCTAATAAATTTTGTCCATTCTGTACAATAGCTGGTGTAAGAGATTGTGCGATAGGTCTATTAGTTTCAGCAAACGCTGAAAAAATACCTAAACCTTCACCATCAACAAAATAATTCCAAAAACGTTCTGGTGCTGATACAAACTTGTCTGGGTCTGTGTTATGTACAGTATAATACATATTTTGTATGGCTGCTCCTGCTCCAACAGATGCTCCAATATATCTCAACATTGGTGCTACCTCACCATTTTGAACTAATGGCTTATATGCATTTTGGTATACATTTTCTGTAATACGATAAGCAATACGATAAAACAATGTAAATGGTTTAAAATAAGCATTACTCATAAATCTTGGTAGAGCTGTTGGGTCTGCCAAACCTTGTGTTAAAGTATGACCTCTAAAATATATTTGATTTAATTGGTCTTCTGTGAAAGAACCTCTCTTTAATACTTTATCTAAATCTTTTATTTGAAAGACATCTTCTAGTATTCTTCTTGATGAAGATTTATCTAGCTTTACAAGAACATCATCTGTTTTACCCATCAATGCTTTTAATGCATCATCTGCTGCTACTTCTGATACTGCTACTGACCATAATCTATTTCTTTGCTCTGTAACTTGCATTCCTTTAGTTAGAAAACGCTGTATTGCTCCTGTAGCTCCCTCTCCAGTTCTTGCTACTCCCACAGTTTCTACAAGCTGTTGTCCTGCATCTAAAGCTCCAATTTTTGTTGCTCTTTCATATACTGCCTTTTGAAACTTATCATCAGTAGCCATTTTAACCATAGCTCTAGCATACTTTTTAAATCCAAATGTTGTTATTGTTTGGGCTTGACCTAAAAATAAATTTTTTATAGCTGACCTAGGACTACTTAAGCCAGTAGCTGCTGTCCAAGAAGTTACTTTTCTTAATAAAGGACTTACTACTTCATCATAATCATCACCTCTTAAAACAATTTCCATATCATTTTTTAGCTCTTCTTTAATGTATTTAATATCTTGGTTACTAGCTACTTCATCTTCAATCCTTCTAATTCTTTTTGTAAATGATTTTGTAAATTTATCTCCTTTTATTACTCCTTCAGGACCAAAGAATTTTGTAGTAGATGTTATGCTAGCTGCTCTACCAGCATATCTATCCATTGCTAATCCATAGTCTTCAATATAAGTATCTACAACTTTACCTATCTTTACACCGTTAAAATCATCACCAACTTTTAATTTCATGTTATCTACACCAGATATTATACCACCATTTTCATCTAAAAATATCTTAGGAGGTAATTTAGCTGTACGTGAATATTGAGCCCCATAAATACCATGCTTAGCACTATGTGAAAGTGTTTCATCTAATATTTCACCAGCTTGTTTGTATTTATCCTTTGAAGCAAAGAACTCTCCACCACGTTTAAACCTTTTGTCTGTTTTTAATATTGAATCAATCATAGAATCTCTAAGTGGTCCGTCTTGTTTTGATAATAAGTCTGCTGCTTCATCTGATACAGTAAGACTTACGAAGTTTTTTACTTTTTGAATATCTTTGTTTTTAAAATTCTTTCCATCAAAGAACTTTTCTTTAACACCTGCTTTTTTCATTTGGTCATATATATTGTTTACAAACTTTTGGTGTATTTGTTTTATATCTTCTAAGGCACGTTTTTGTTTACTATTTAATTCGCTTCTTAAATCAACAAACCTATCATCAATATGATATATTAATTCTTTATCTAACAAGGTTCTTTCTTCTTTTGTTAAATCATAAAAGTCATATTTTTTAGTCATATCATTTCTTGATGCTCTATAACCACCTTTGATTTCTTCTCTTAATCTTGTCATCTGAGTTAAGTCTGTTTCTATTTTTACAAGAGCATCACTACCTAGCTCTCTACCTAGATTACCAAACTTAGTACTTACAGGCATAATTCTGTTCATAAACTTTTTAAAGTTTCCTATAACTGGATTATTATCAAACACAATACCACCATTCTCATCATGAAGTTTTGTAGTGTATGAAGGCTGATTATCTATAAGTGCTTTATATTGTTGTAGTTCATCATCTGTCATTTCTGTGATAGACTTTTTACCAAAAACATTAACTTTTAATGCTGTGTGTCTTTGGTCTACTGGACTTTTTGTTAATAAACCTGCTTCTTTCTCAAGAGCTTTTATTTCTTTATATAGTGTAAAGTTTTTGTTTCCAGTGACTTTCTCAGATGATTTTAATAGTATTTCATCAGCTCTTATAAGTTGTTGTTTTTTACTCATAGTAGGATTTCTTAATCCTACATCTTCTGCAAAGTCTATCATATAGCTAAATGAAAGCTCATCATTGTTCTTACTCATAATGCTTGTAGAAAAATCAGTAGCTAATGCATCTTTGCCATATAATACATTTCCTTTACCTTGAGACCTTAAATTATAAGCAACAGAAGTAATCTCATTTTTCTTTGCACCTACTTTGTATCCAACATCATCAAATTGTATGTTACCATCTGCATCTACAACATTCTGTCCATTGACTGTTTGTTTTACTTTTCTTGTAGGTCTTTTTACATTTAATAATCCTTTGTTTGTAGTAACAGATTCTTGACCAAATATCTTTGCTAGTTCAACAGCATCTTTTTCTTTTAATCCTTTTACTAAAAATCCTCTACCATCAGCAGTTCCCTTATACATACCTTCAACAGCCATAATTTGATTACGATTATATCCTCTTGCTAAAAGCTCTCTAATTAATGTTTCATTAGAAGTTTCTCCGTACAGTCCAACAGCTTTATTGTCATAAAATGCTGGTTCATTGGCTGTAATAATGCCAAACTTTTTTGTGTTTATAAAATTTTCTAGGTCATCTTGGTCATCAAAGAATGAAAACTTATTACCTTTTTTATCAAAATTATATTTTATTTGTTGTATAATATTATCATCAGACCTTTTATAGTCTTTATTAAATTTATTAAAATCTCTTACTACTAAATCTTTTGGCTCTCCATTGTTATAATATGTCTGATATTCTACTTTTAATTTACCGTCTTTTGGTTCTACATAAACTTTTCTTACTTTAGCTGTAGTTTTAACTTCACCTGTTTTTTTGTCAAAGCTACTAAAATCTATTGTTTTATATTGTTCGTCTACTTGTGCTATTGCTTGTTTATTAATAACACCCATAGCTATCTGTGAGTAGTCTCCTAGCTTCTTTTCATCTGTAAGACCAATTCTTTCTAGTGCTCTTCTTACATCTTGTTTAGATGCTTGCATTGTAGCACCACCAAATAAACTACCAAGACCTGTAGTGAGTGCACCTGTAAGAACTCTACTACCCATATCCATACCTTCTTCATTAGGTAAACTAGTAGTAAACCCAGACATAAAATATGTACCTAATTCTGCAGGTTTACTCTTACCTAGGCTTTTTATGTAAGGATTGTTAGCAAATTTAAACGCTGGAGCAACAGCAAACAATGCACCTGCTACTGCATCTTGACCAAAGGCTACTGCACGCTGTTTAAACGTTGCGTCATCTTCTTGCATCATTTGACCAGTAGACCCAAATATAAGAGCTTCTCTACCCATCTCACGACCTAAAACAAATCTTCTTGCAGCAGCTACATCATTCTCTGCAAGTTTCATAAATTTATCTATATAACCTTTTTGTACACCATTTTTACCTAATGTATTTACAAGTAAAGAGTTTTTAACACCAATACCAGCCTTTGCAACACCTTGTGCCATTTCATCTACATTTCCTGCTTTTTTAGCAGCATTATAAATCTTAGCACCTTTTTGAAGTTTAGAAGCACTTGACCCTAGCATAGCTAAACCACCGAGACCACCTGTCATTACTGTTGCTAATGCTGTAACTCCAAAGAATGCAGCACCAGCACCTAACATCTTACCAGCTTTTGCTGCTCCTGATAGTTCGTCTGCATCTAATCTTGGGTCATTGTATAATTTACCAAATGTAAGTTCTTCTCCTAGGCTGCCAAAGAATGCTTCACTAAATGTTGGCATTTCTGGTCTGATTTCTGGTATAGATGTAAGAGCGTTTTGAGTTTGTTGAGGTTGTAAAGATAAAAGATTAGGTATGCTATCTTGTTTTGTATCTTGATTTAATAACGAAGATAGACTAGGTATACCTGTCTGTGTTTCATTGCCATTTGCCATGATTGTTTTAGTAGCTCATAATATCATAAAATGGCAAAGTAGTTGCTTCTTGGTCAAGAAATGATTGTTGTGCTAAGTTTGATTGTATTTGTTCACCTCTATTAACATTTAATTTAGATATTTCATTATCTATTTTATCTAAATCTTTTTTAGTTTTGGCGTTTCTTCTTTCTTCTTTTAGTTTTTCTAATTTTTGTGCATCAGATTCTAATTCAAAATCATCGTCTACTAATTTTACAGTTCCATCTTTATTGCTATACAGGTACTTATTTCCTGTTGATTCATCTATTCTAACAACTTCTTCGTTTGGTCCTAATGCATTTTTTTCAGCATCTGTTAAAGGTCTTTGAGTCATAGAACCACCTGAATTATTATCTTTTTCCATTGATGACACACTTAATAATGCTAATTTATTTTCATATTTTTTGATGACTGACTCTGGTGCGTCTGAATTTCTTAAAGATGATATAACGTTTCCTAAATCTATAAATAGTTGATTTTTATCTTTTTGATTTTTAATAGAATCTAGTTTATCTTTATCTAGTCTATCTATCATAAATGTAGCTATTTGTGTAGGATTGTTTGAACCTGAAATTATAGTTCTAAATTCATCTTCGTTTTCAAACTCAATAATATCAAGTACATCGTTTGCAAATTCTCTGTTTTTCTTAACTGCTAATTTTTTGTCAAAAGTAGATGTATCTCTTTTAATACCTTTAGAGTCTAACTCTAATCTAAACTCACTTAACTGTTTTTCTGCTTCTTCAACAGTCAGATTTGCAAAATTATCTGACAAATTTTTAAATTTTGTATTTATATCATTATTGTTTGTAACAGTAACATTTTTAGATTTTTTTACAGCATTCCCTAAGTTTCTACCTCTATCAGTTTTGTAAGAAATATTATCTCCATAAGCAACAGCTTCGTCACCTTCTAAATCTGTAAGTATATTAACCATCGCAACATCTTCTGAAAAATTTCTAGAATCTACCATGTCGTTATACTGTTGTTTTCTAAATGCTTTTTCATCAGCATATCTTGCATCTTCTTTTTGTTCCTGGTCTCTATATCTTTGTTGTTCTACCAACAATCCAGGTATTTGATTTAACATATCACCAAGCGTATCTTGTCTTGATGCCATTGCTGCTGCATCTAAAATGCTGTCTACATAACTTCTAGCCATATCTTCTGTCCTCGTATTGGTCTTGCTCTTCCATTTCTGATGGGTCAAACGGTTGCATTGTTCTGTTGTCTTGGTTAAATAAACCAGCTAATTCTGCAAGTCTTAATGCATCACTTCTTCTTTGTGCTTCTAAGCCTGCTACATATCTTCTTTCTGCTCCTACTCTGTCTACAATATCTTCTTCAATATCATATAAACCTCTACCAAAAGCAGACGCAGCTCTTTCACCTCTTACAGATGCTGCCTCACTTATTTCTCCCATAAAATCTCTACCTGTAACAAATCCTCTTCTACCTTGCATACCTCTTGCTTCTCTTTGACCTTGAAACAAACTAGATTGTAAACCTGTATATGTTTCTCCTAATTGGTCAGAAAGTCTTCCCTGTCTTTCTTGTCTAAACTGTTGATAAATGTCAGCGTTAGGGTCTGTTAGTTGATATAACTCTTCTGGTATTTCACCTAAAAATTGTGAATATTGACCAAACTGGTCTTGTGTAACACCTAAAGGTTTGTATATAGATTCTAAGAAATCCATACTAGATTGTGGTGTAAACATTCCGTTTGCCATTATCTCATTCCTCCCATTGGTCCTACCATAAACTGAAACATATTGTTTCTTTTAGGGTTACCAAATAAATTATTTACTTTCATTGTAGGGTCATCAAGAAGTTCTTCATATTCTTCTGTTAATTGTCCTGTTGCAAGGTTTTTAATTAACCCATCTGTATCTCTAAAATCTAGAAATCTTTGGTCTCCAGAAGTAATTCCAGTAGGAGAACTTCCCTCTATCAGTCCTCTTAAGCTTCCTTGTGGAGCTGTAGGTTTTGGTAAAGCTGCAGTTTGTATGCTTTGACCACTTACATTAGATGCACCAAATAAAGACTCTGATAACACATCACTACTTACTCTTGGTGTTATATCTGGTCTAAGCTTTGATAATGCACTCATTTGCTCTTCTCTAGTACCCTGAATTCCTCTAGGGAGTTGCTCTAAAAAAGAATCAAAATAAGTTCCTGTTTCTGGGTCTATTGTAAGACCTTGCGTTGCTGTCAAAAATTTTTCTAACTCTCCTGGCTTGTCAACAATTTTTTGATTAGATGCAAACCTTGATATTAATTCTGATGGGTCTTGAAATCCTGCTACAAATTTATCTGCAGTTCCTTCTGATAACCCTCTAAGAACTGACATCCTGTCTTTCCCTATTCCACCTGCTGAACTTCTTAGTATGTCTACTAAATAATCTTTTTTCGATATTTTTCCTGTTTCTAGCAAGTCATCAAGAGAAACATCTAGGTCTCCAATCTTGGCTTCTCCTAACTTGCCAAGACCTCTTCCAATTAAAAAATCAGTAAGTACATTCTTACCAATGTTCTTTCTTTGTTCTTTTGTTAAATCTTTCATTGCTTCTTCAAGGTCATCTGCACGCTGTTTAAACGCTTCCCTTTCTCTGCCGTAAAAGATACCACCAGGTACTAAACTGTCAGGAACATCTACATCATATTTTTTAAATCCACCTGCTGCTGCTGTACCTGCTAGTCCACCTAATGCTGTACCTAACGCTGCTTTACCAGCTGGTCCACCAAGTACAAAACCTACAGTAGAACCTAACAATCTACCAAAAGAAGCTCTTCTTCCACGTCTACGTGCATTTCTTTCTGCTTCTTTTGCTATTTGTTCAAGTTGGTCTGCTGCTCTTTCTAAAGCCTCTTTTTCCTGTACAGCAGTAAGTCCAGTACGAAACTGAGCCTGACTACGTTCAGATATAGCTCTAGCTTTAGCAGCTGAGACCCCTAGTTGTGATTGTTGATATTGTGAAAATCCTTTTGTCATAATATATATACCCTCACTAATTTATTAATATACTAGTTACCATTTCTACTATTTTTTGATATTATTGCCCTGGTCCACCACCAGCTTCATGGAATCCACCTATTGCATGACTCATGTGATGAGGGTTATTACCTATTGCAGCCCTATCTGTCGCAGTTAGAGCTGTATTAGGTGTACTTTGTAATGGATTGTTGCTACCACCAAACTTTTCAAAGTCTTGGACTGGTCCACTTAACTGGGCTGCGTAAGTATGCTGTATACCATTTACTGAAAGTCCACTCATTAATGATTTTAAGCTAATGTTTGTATTTTGTGAAACTCTACAAGTATTGCCAATTTCACCTCTCAATGACACATTTGTATTACTTACTGCCATTATTTACCCTTCATTTTGTTAATCAATCTAATAAGATAACCAATCATTATTCAGCATCTCTAATTGCTATATAGTCTGCCATTTCAGATTCACATTCACTAAGTTGTGTTTCTAAGTTAGCTTTATGTGCTTCACATTGTGATATAGCTTCATCTACTGATTTC